TGGTCCTCCGTTATACAACCACTCGTCGAGGGTTGCAGCTTCCCAGATTGGGTAGAAGTGAAGACCGATTGCATTGCTTGACGGGACAATGGCTCCCGAGATGATGTTGTTTCCATAGAGTAATGCTCCTGAGACAGGCTCACGAATACCATCTATATCAACTGGTGGCGCAGCTATGAAAGCTATGATAAATGCTGTTGCAGCGGTTAATAGTGCAGGGATCATGAGTACACCAAACCAACCGACATAGATGCGGTTGTCAGTACTCGTAGTCCAGTCACAGAAACGCTGCCAGTTGTCAAATGGTTTTGTTAGTGTGGCTGTAGTCATTTATAAAAGGGGTTTAAAAAATACCTGGAATAATTTGTCCAGTAGTTATGTATGCGCCTATGGCAGCAACGATACCGAGCATTGCTACTCTTCCGTTAAGCTCTTCAGCGTTGTGCATGAGAAAGTTTTCTTCTTCTTGATTCATGATTTCAATTGGTGGTTCGTTAGCGAAAATGTTTTGTTTACCGTATTCGGTTATAACTGTCATTGAATTTAAAGCTAGGTGAATGGCGATGATGAAGCTTCAGGTCGCCATGACTATCTAAAATGAAACGTCAGATCTAGCTAATTTATCTATAACATCTTGTCTATAAGATGGGTCAACATCATAGTCAGGGTGACTCATTGCTTTAACTACTTCAGCTTGACTTCTATATACATCACCCGAAGTCTGGGGTGCTTTACCTGATAACATCCTACCTTCGTATCCTAATAAATTATCGTATTGGGCTTTCATTCCACTAATTGCTAATTGAATTGCATTAGCATCTCCACCAGCTACTAGTTGATCGAATGAAGTCATCTGATCTTGAGATATATTTTCTGTAGCCCAGTCAAGTAATCTGTTGTAAGCAGCTTCTCCTCCTGCAGAATTTTGAATAGCATTAACCTGTGCATCTGTGAGGTCAGCAGCTTCTGTAGTTGATGTTGATGCTCCAGATTTTTGAGCTTCATTAACCAACTGCATGTAGGTATCAACCAATTCTTTACTGTTTAATTCAGCGAAACCTGCAATTGTGTCTGCACTTAAGGTTCCTGTTTTTTCAAACTCTTCACTAGCTGTATTAATTGCTTCCACAGTTGGAGTAACTTCTATTTGAGGTTTCTCCTCTGGAGATTCATCAGTAGCTTGCTCTTCTTCAGGCTTATCTTCTCCCATTTTTTTCTGGAGTTCGATGTAAGCCTTCTCTAACTGTTGAGCATTCTCATACTTACCAGCTAGTAATTCACTTTCTTGTTGTTGTATTTGTTCTCCAACTTGCAGGGAATCCTGCTCTTCTGTAGTCAAACTATCAGCTGATGTTTGCTCAGTTGTGTTGTCAAACGTTAATGTTTCTGCCATTTATTCTTCAGGTGTAGGTGGTTCCTCTTCTTCTGCAAACATCTGTGGATTCTTACTTGGGTCCATTGCTGGAGCACTAGCAATCTGTCCAGCTTGTTCAGTCAAGGCTTGGGCTTGTTGAGCTTGTTGTTGAGCTTGTGCTTCTTGCTGCAGTTGCTCATCTGTTTTGATCAAATTCAAGGTGTCGATACCTTGTGCAGCTGCTAGTCGTTTAATGTACTCACTAGGATCAATGAATTTCATCAATGCTTCTGGACCCATTGTCTGTGCAACAGTTCCAATAAATTGAGTAAGACTTTCTCTGTCTTGACCTCTACCTAGTGCATTAACACCAGCTACTATCTGTGGACGTACCATATCCTTCGGTATTTTTGGTAGTTGATTACTACGTTGAAGAATGTGTAAAGTCCTATCTAAATATGGTATTAAAAACTCAACCGTGAGCAATGAGAATAGACCTCCTAATTGTTGCTCAAGGTCTAACTGAGTAAGGCGTACCTCCTCAGCTGTAGTACGTTCGCTTTGTCTAATATTTAATACAAGGAAAGCATCATTAATACGACGCTCTATTTGTTGAGCTAATTCTGAAGCAGTTCTAAAGTCAGCTGTCTTGCCTACTTGTACTACTCCTACATCCTCTGGTCTTCCTTGTACAATCGCACCATTACCTGCAGCTGCGAGCGTGCCAGGTTTAGTGGTTGAACTAGGAGACACAAGGAATATAACTTTAGCTGCGCTTGCACTTCCTTCTACTAGTGCTTGAGATAATCCTTCCAGAGATCTCAAGTCACCTAAGAATTCTTCTACCCTGCCACGACCATAGTCTTCTCCATCCACAGTATTAAATCTGAGGACTAGCCAGGGGCTTGTATTCTTTGGAGCTGTACTACGTGTGCCTTCGATGATCTTATCGAAAGCTTCTTGATGCCATGTCCAGCGACCACTTTTATCATCTATCTTGACGCAGGTATAAACCTCTACGTCTTTGTCATCAGTTCCATAGCCACCATTGGTCTCGTCAATACCTGAGTTAGGTTGATTAACTTCCTTTGGTAAGTCTAATAACTTGCGACTTATAAGTTCCTTTGTGACAATCTCTATGACGTTCCCGTTTCCATCACGGTTAACAACGTAACGGTTGAGGGGATAATTCTTGAGACCATCCTTACCCATATAAATTAAAGCATTCCCTGAAACGACTAGATGTTTCAAAGCTTGGTTAAGAACTACTCTGTCACTAGAAGCGTTGACATAATCCATTACCATTCTTTCCATCTTGGAAAATGAAAGGTCTAGTTCACTTCTAACTTCAGGTGGTATTTCTTCACCTAACTTATCGTCTCTAATTTGTAACTTAAAGAATGTTGTTTGTGGTGGTAATAATGCAAGACCTAACTTTGCAGATAGGTTGACTACTGACTTGGCTCCAACTGATTGCCAAGCTTGCTTGAGATGTTTATGGTTGGAGCTTGTGTCTTCTTTAATTAAATAAGGCAGCGTAAGTTCTGAACATTCAACTGCTGTACTAAGGAACTGTGTACGATTTGAGGACAGTTGACCGTATCTTTCGCGTGCTGTATTCATTATGCGTAGCCTGCTGGGTTAATACCTAATGAAGGTGTATCACTTGGAGCGTCTACCGCTGCCAAATCTTTAACGCCTCGTCTGGTTCTTTCTAACTTCTTCCTTGCTTTCTTATTTTGAGATAGTTTAATGTCTTCATCCTCTGGTCTGATGTTCTCAGTATCTAAAGCACTAGCAGCTGTAGGAGCTGTTGGTCTTTGATAAGGAACATTCTGCTTAGGTATTATGGGGGCTGGTTGTTGTTGTTGTTGTTGCTTAGGTGATAAAGCTTTAGTTACTTGGTGAGTAATCACCGCACCCATAACTGTTTTTAGAATAGGTGCTAGTATTGGGGCTGCTTGTGGGCACATTAGATTTCATCCTCCATGATTGAGTTGATATATTCGATGACACTGGCTTGACCAGCTCTGTACATAATTGATTCGATTGGTTCTTTAGGATGGATGGGTTTCCAACCGAAGTTTGCCTCAAGGGTATCTACAAGCTGATCCAACCTTTCGTTGTGGAGCTTAAGAGTATTGAGGGAGATTTGTGTTTGCATGTTCAAAGAAGGCAGGCATTCGAGCTGACTTGGTGGCAGAAAGTTCAGGAGCCTTGCCGTTATACATTAAGTTGTCGCTAGTTTCTAGCCAAAATTTTTTGCTTAAATATTTATCGCCATAAGTATTATTACTTAATGGCTCCATTATCCAGTTAATCGTGGCCTTCCTAAGTTTATCCAGAGATTTACTCCAAGATAAGCCCATATCGAGACATACAAGGCTATTAGTGGCCACGTGTATCTGTTCGTCTCGGGAAATATCAGCTGATACCGTTCTGAGACCAGCATCGCCATTATACCTAAAAAAAGGTAGAAGTACAAAGAAGATAGCACGTTCTATAACTAAGGCTTTTGTAAGCATGTGATCTGGGTGCGCTTCCCACGCATCCCGTAATCGAAAAGCCTCTTGTTCAGACTTCTCGTCAACGCCTATAGCGTTGGTAATGTAGCCAAGGGCAAGATCATGTTTGATCTCATCCTTGACGTTAGATTCTAGGAGTTTCCTAGCAGATTCGGGAACCTCTTTTTCAAGTGATTCTGCAATGAACTCGCCAACTGGTAACTCCATGTGGCGTATTGCGAGAGCACGGTAGATGGTCTCCTCTGCTCCAGGCTTAAGCTTGCCTGCTGTTGTTTGGACTGGTGTCCAGGTTCTCTTTCTATTGAGTAACTTTTCATACGGGTTCTTCATTCTTGACAATCGCAGTCGGGTTTAGGATCTAAAATCCCCTGCAAGTAATCTTGTACATCCTCTTCATCAAGTGCTGCATATGCACTGGACTTATCCTGAACGTCACCCATTACCTGTAAGGAATAATAAAGTGAAGTCTGGGGGCTTTCTAGCCACTCTTCCACGAACTGTTCGTCGTAGGTTACAACATCACTCCAAGAGTTGAAGCTGTATCCGTGAAGAAGCCCTGTATGGTTCAACATATACATTAATTGATCAGCTACTTGCTTATAAGCATCCCAACCAACTTCTGAGGCAATTTCTACATCACCATATTCATATGTCTGTACACCAAATGTACCAGAGTCACGATCAACACT